TACCTAAAACATCGACCGGCAGTAATGGTCTAGGTAAACCTAATATCTCGCCTAACCCATCTAGTTGGCTACATATCGCATTATCTAATAAGCGGTTATCTAATACATTATTTAATGTATTATCTAGAGCTTGGAATTCATCCAGTTGTATATTGATTAAATCCTTAAGCTTTTCACTTTGTTTGAATTGAAAAGCTAATCGGTTAAGTCCATGTTCAACTAGATCTCTCATGACGATATAACCTCAATAAAAGATAGATCATAGTTACTTAGTTCATCAAATCCTATAGGGAGATTTACTGTTCCAGTGGGATTTGATGATGGTCCTATTCTTAAATCTATTGAAACTACACCAGGGACATCATTAATTGGTGAATAAAATTGACTTAAAATAACGTCTTCACCTATAGTATAATGTTCTGAAAAATTTAATATATTGTCCTTGATTTGACCATCACCATTACCCGGATAATTTACATCAGTTGTTATGGTTACTTTAAAGTATATGTCAATATATGTTGGTCTTGAAAACTTAATATTTTGGGGGAAACCTTGACTATCAATTATTTGTTCAGTAACTGCACCATAAGATAAAATACCTTGAGGGGTATTAACCCATATTGTTTCAGCAATATCCGAAGCAGTACCGCCTGCAACTATTGATAAAAATTGATGAGCCGGTATACCTTCAGGACTAGTTGAACCCGTACCATTAGAAATTACTCTCGCAGAGGTAACATTATCCAAATTTGATAATTGACCGAACAAGCTATCAACAAGATTACGACCTGCAGTTTGAGTCGACAATGAACGTCTATCTCTTAACTCGGAGTCTGTTTCTTCATTAGTACCTTCAATCGCAGCTGAGACATTAGTAACAGTTTGCCAACCAAAGATCGGAGTATCAATATTTGTAATTGCACCAGGTAAAGCTACAATTGGACCACTATTAACTGCCGTAGCATTAATCAGAGTTGACCCACTGATAATAACATCTAGATCCGTAGCAAATTGTTCAGTATTATTTGGAATAGATACAAGTGATCCTGCAGGTATAACAGTTCCATCTGTACCTGTTAGAGTTAATTCCACTCTTGAAAATGTAGCTGATCGTCTTTCGATACCATTTAAGCCAACCAGATTTGATAGTTGTACACCTTGAGCGGTTGATGGATAAAAGGCGTTATAAACAAATTCAGCAAGCTCCCAAACAAGTGCCTCACTCTCCGACTCGATACCGATAATCTGACCGAAATTACTTTGTGGATTAAGATTTATATTTTCACCAAATACTAATTTGAAAGCAGCTTCTTTCTCAGATTTAATATCAGCTAATCTTTTACGATTAAAACCATCTGCCGTTAAACCAAAATCTGCCATATCATATTCCTAAATTTATTGTTTGATTTACAATTATACCATTATTTTGTATAACTTCGAAACTTACTAATAATGATTTATTACCTGTATTGGGTAATAGTGATAATATATTCAATTTCTTAACATTATCTGTATTTTTAATTTCATTTCTAAATATACTGTAAACAACAGCCAGATTTGTACCTTTTTCGAAAATAGTTTGTGGGTAGGGTATCCCCGCAGTATTATCTAAAAACCATTCATTCAATATAAATTGGAGTCGAATTAATAGATCCTGTATAACCTCATTATCTGTAGTTGTTAGAGTTAGATCTTGATTAGTAACAAATAGATCATGGTCATCGTCTAATGCTAAATCCATATTAACTCCTTTTCGTATATTGTATCAAAAATTAAAGTCTTTTGATATTAAACCAGAGGTGCGGTATTCGCCCCACCAGAAGTTACTCCCCCATGAACATGATCTTTGACCTCAGCCGTACCGATTTTAAGACTTGTTGCAGCTTCAATTGTCGGTGCCGTGATCTTACCTGTTACCTCTAAATCATTATTAATAATAGTTTTAGCACTTGTTATTTCAGTATTGGCCGTTGTCTCCATCAATACCGTACCATCGGTTTTTAAAGTAATCTTAGAATTACCGTTCGTACTTTTTATAACCATATTATCTGGATCAAAATTCTCAATCTTTTGAGTTTGTGAATAAAGGACCGGAACTATAAAAGCGTCGGATAAATCAAATTTTCTTGTATCATTCGGTGATTGTATACCACCATCTTCGAGCCAATTATCAATAGATCTTTCAATTACATAGATTGAAACTTCATCACCTTCCTTTAATGGAAAAGTTATTGTAAAGTCTCCAGATTTTAGAAATCTTACGGGAATTTTACTTAACACAGGTAAATTTACAAGCTCACTATCAATATTCCTTTGAAGCTCCGGTTGTACATCAGCAAGTTGTTCTACTGGATCGAACGAGATTATCTGACCTGGCAAAATCGTATGAACATCTTTTAAATATGTATTAATAGCTACGGCCAAAACACTTTCGAGACTAGCTCTTCTATCTTCTGTTCCTGGCATTAGAATTTCCTTGCTTCAATATTTGAAAACCAATCATTTGAATGTGTATCACCTACATGATTAATCTTATCCGTACGGTATATACCGACACCTACAGTTGTGGGTACTTTTCTAAAGATTAAATTACCAATATTAATCTTCGAACTTATAGATTTTATCTCAATCCTTCGACCTAGTTTCAATTGAGGTAGTAATAATGATTTAACTTTTATTCCAACCTCCGTCAATTCAGGACTGGCTATCATCCCGTTAGATTGACTTAATTCGATAGATGGTTCATCAGTTAGTGGTTTATCCTTAGTTGTTGTTTCAATAACACTATTATTAATGGAATAGTCAAATCCACAATTCTGAGCTAATTTGTCGAGCCAATCTTTTACATTACCTGTTAAGACCAATCTCCGTAGTAATGATCTCTTTTTAGTTAAGCAATCTTTCAGGCCTTCAGTAACACCTTTTGTAACACCATCCATTTGCCCTATAAGCTCATTAAATATGCTTTCAGTAGTTTGACCTGGTGGAAGTGATTTATTGATTGTAGAGCTATTTATCGATTGAATAGCGTCACCACAAAATAAATTTGTAATCCAATCTGTACCGTTTTTCTCATGTGTAACGTTTACTATATTACCCGAGAATATCAAAGCTATACTTTCTTCATATCCTGCATACAGATAAATCTTTGTAAATTCCTCTTTAATCTTGTTACGATTAGACTTATTGAGATTATATATTTGTATGGATCCTGTACTAGGGTAACCGACAAGTGATAGTTCGATATTGAATGAAATTCTCAAATCGGTTATTTCGAGTCCACCTGAACCAGGTTCACCTACAATTAATCTAACTTTTCGAATAAAGAAATTAGCCATTTTGTTTCTCGATAATTTCTAATTCAAATTCATCTAAATTATAACGACCAGGATCGTCATATCTTTCACTTCTTAAATCAAAAGGTATTGCTGGGTGCATACTTAATAGGTTTTCTTTGGTTACTATTTTAACACCGTAAATAAAAGCATTATCATTTATATCAAGAACATCTAAAGTCCAAAAGCCTAATGAATTCCACACCTGTTTGAATTTATAAATGGTTCCATTGATATTAAAGCTAAATGTTTCTGATGGATTATTCGTTAACGGTAAAATCATTTTAGACCTCCTTCGGTATTAGGTACAGTCTGATCAGCTGTATTAGCTTCATTAAATTGTTCAGCAGTCAATACCTCACTTCCAACAAAAATGATCTCTCTTAGATTAGCCGTAAAATGTAAGGAATTAGATGTATCTTTATCCTGGCTTTCTGACAAATTTTCAATAACAACATTATCGTAGGCTTTCAAATTGGTAATCAATGTGAATGGTGTTCTACTGGTTTGTAATTCCAAAAGATCTTCCCAAGCGTCAGCTGATGGTGTCGAGTCGCTAGCAAATGACTCGAGTGTATTTAATCCACCAAGTATTGACACCTTTGTATTCGAAACAATACCTGTGATACTGAATGTCATTGGATTAATTATTATGTGATCGTTTACGTCTGCACCATTTTCTATAGGGTTTGAAGTTATCGTTGAATTGGTTTGTGCTGACTCGTTCACAATAATATCAAGCTCGATCTCTTCTATGAAATTACCTTTTCTAAAAATTAACTGTGAAATACTCATTCTAGAACCTCGTTGGAGTTGACATATTCAACTCAGTAGTTTTAAATTCAGCACCAAGTGCTTCTGATACGGCCTGTTTAACTTGTTCAGGATTACCCCCGTCAATGTTTACAGTAACCGCCTTATTATTTGTAACATTTGATTGATTACTTGTTGACCCTGTGAATGCTGCAATTGCTCCAGTAGATTGAGCTTGCTGAATTTGTGTAATATCTACTCCAGGTAGATTATTCAAAAGATCGATAGCGGCATTTATAGGTGAAATCATAAAATTATAAATAGTTGATCCAACATCTTTTATCAATGATATTAATCCATCTAATGCGGCTTTTCCATCACTGAAGATTAAACCCCAACCATCGCGAACCATTTTGAAAACATCTATAAGACTCTCCATCACGATTTTAAATGTTTCTGATTTTTTAGTCAGAGCACCTATTTGACTGTCAGCCCCGTTTGCAAAAGCCACTAGATCTTCGATCAATAAAAATATAGCAGCCCCGGCGGCTAAGATTAAAGCTGGTATTAAAAGGATCCTTGCATTCATTGCCAATAGTGCCGCTGATACTATACCTATTGATGTTGCCCATCCACCAAATGCCTGGGCTATACTATTTATAACATTAACCACTCTACGACCAATATTAAATAATACATTAATAACCTTGGTAAGTTTTTCAAAGAATGCACTAAGATTTTGTTTAATAATTTCTTTATTAGCTTTGAACCATTCAAGAAAAGCTTTAATCATTGGCGTTATCTGTTTCATTAGTTTAGTACCAATAGAAGAACCAACTCCCGATATAACTGTTTTGATCCTTAACATTTCATCATTGAATTTAGCCGCTGAAGCAGTTGCGTCTCTATCTAAAACAAAACCAAGTTCCTCAACTTCTTTTCTTTGTGCCAGAATGGCAGCTGAACCTTGTTCAATAGTTAACAATAGTGATGAATCTATTCCTAACTTATTCAACAATTCTAATTTTTGTGATGAGGAGTCTAATTTCGAGACCGAGTCGGCTACATCTAAAAGTAATTGATCTGCCTGTTTCAGATTACCATTTACATCAGTCGTACTTACACCTAAAAGACCAAAAGCCTCAACACCTGCACCTAAGCCTCTTGCGGCCTCACTTGACGTCTTAGCTATGTTTTCGAGTGATGTATTCATAGCATTAACTGAACCACCATTTAATTGAGCAACAAAACCTAGTTCATTTATAGCTTGAGATGTTATACCGATTGTCTGGGCTAATTTACCCACCCCATCGTTTTGTTCTGCAATCTTTGAAGTGAATGCAAAGATTGCTGTACCAGCAGCGGCAGCTCCAGCAGCAACAACAGCTACGACCTTTGTTGCATTCTTCATACCTTCATCGAATTTCTTTAAGGCTTTATCGTCAAATTCGAATGATAGTTTTGCAACGAGTGAGTCGATAATAGCCATTTGAAATTCCTTTTATTGTATTATATCACGTTTTCTTATTGGCTTCTTTATTTGCCAAATATTCAGACTCCAATTTTAAATTCATAACCTCATGAAAATCATGGAGATCAGATAATGTATAAACCGTTCGCAATTCATGTAAAGTACATAATTTTTCGATGACAGGTCTATACACAAATAGATCTATATTTAACTCTCTAGACTCTGATTGGCCTCTTGGAAGATTGAATTTAACCCGAGCTTTCCCAGCACATCACTGAAATTCACTTCCAAGATAAATAGTGCTACAAGCCACATATCAGTTGTCTTACCCGAGAAATATGAATTAAATTCTATTGGTCTATCAATTGGATGACCTTCTGCAACCTGAACATAAAATACATTCTTTTCAAATAATTTAGTAATCAATGAAACTACATTCTGATCATCGATATTGTCAGATAATTTTGAAATAGCCTTTGCGATACTTTCCTTATTAGCTCCACCAGTAAGCTCACCAAAAGATCCACCTAATATCTTAATCAATTTAGCTTGTATACTTAATGCAGATAATGCGTCCATAGTTGTAACCTTATAAGTTACTCCGTTAATTTCTTTACTTTCTTGTTTCATCTTTCGTCCTTTTTTAATATAGATTAATGGTAGCATACCTAAAAAGGACGAACTTAAAAGGTATACTCCCATTAATCTACCAGGGCATTAGGCCCGGATAGTTATACGATTACAAAAGTACCAAAATCTGTTCTGAATGTAAATTCAACAGTATTAGCATTTTGACCACGAACTACATCAGGTGATTTTTGGATCCAGGCGTTATTACCAACGAATGTCTCACCTGTCTCTTTATTAATAACAGTAAGTGGTAAAACATTTGCACCGGTTTCTCTATCAAGGTTATATAGTGCCATAAGCTCCTTATAACTCGGTGACGTCTGAAGTAACTTCACAGTAATTGTTGCACGATTATCATTAGTTTGAGTACGAACCACATCACCTTTTGCACCAGCTTGATCCGTAAATTGTTCTGTGTCGAAGGTGATGTTAACTACATCATCACCTTCACCGAAACCCTGTATTTCTAAAATACCGAAAATAACATTTACGTTTGTAAAAGAATAATTTCCAAAAGCCATATTCTACTCCTTATATAGATACTATACCACGAATTGTGATATTGTTTATGCCACCAGTTAGATCTGCAGTAAATGTACCACCTGGTAATTTACGGTCATCTCTATCAGCTTGACCTACATCGTTACGTTTAGGGAAAAATGTAACCACCGTTTGATCAACTAAAATACCTTGATCTACACCATATACTTGTAAAAGATTTTTTAATCTCGTATCAACAATGGTTATACCACCATCAGTAAAAGGAATAATATCTTTTTCAAGAAGTAAGCTCATAAGGCCTTCTTCGACACGAGCTTGTAAAAAATCGATATTAATGATAATATCGATGAACTCGCCTTCTTTGTCGGTATTCCTACCACCGGTCATTGTACCAAAATATATGAAGTTAGCACCTAGAGTTGTAGTATAAACATTAACATTAACGTCCATACCAGCATCGATCTGTATCTGTGTAAGTGCTGAAGGATCAATATTTTGTGAAGCTCCTTGAGCAATACCTGCTAGAGTTTTATAAGCCCAATTTGTTGATCCAACGTCTTTAGGTAGTTGTTGACCCATCCAAGACCATTCAGGGTAAACGTTTTCATTATCATGATAAACCAAAGATGTACGTTTATAATTTTTGGTTTTCAATTTAGCTGCTAATGAAGCACTTGATCCAAGGATAAGTGTATTAGCGTCGTTTGTTGTGACTATCATGATATTACGATTAGATTCAATTTGATCTGCAAGATCTTCTGTAAATTGAATATCTCTAAGACCTTTAATAAGACCTAAAGCATACCAAGCATCATTTACATTCTTGATAGCTGTTAACATATCCGTTGCTGTTTCAGCAATTTGACCTTGTGATAATAGTGAACCTGCAGGATTTGTTGGACTAGCGATAACATCACCATCAAGGAAACCCGTACCACTAATATCTGTACCAGCGGGGATGGCTACTGTCGAAAGTAATGTAATCGTTGAAGCTGCGCCTGTTGTATCACTTGTAAACACAAATCGGTTAATTACATAAGTAACTGTCACACCAGCTGTACCGGCTGAAATAACACTCGCTACATCATCCAAGCTTGTAACAGTTGAAAAATCTAAACCAGCAACATCAGTTACGACTGTATCAACTGTAATTGAAAATTCACCATCAGTGATCAACTTCCAAGCCTCAACATCTGTAAGTGGTGTTTCACCAGCTTCGAGAACTGCTGAAATTGGACCATCAACATAACGACCGATTAAAAGTTCTTCAGGTTGGTTTTCATTAAATGGATCTTGACTGAAATAAGCGTCAGCAGCTTTCCATTCTTCAGTTGTGTTTGGAAACAATGTTTCAACTCCAGCCAATGTTGTAAATCTTTTAACTCTTTGGGCTGTTGTGATTACATTGCTATTACTTATTAGGATAGGTATCCCAAAAGAAGCAGCTGACACACTAGGTGTATCTTTTCTGATCTCAACATCAACAAAACGTTTTATCGCTCTTTCTTCTGCCATCGTAAACTCCTATTTTTCTGATTTTTCATTATATCATATATTAGATACTAATAAGATCACCATTAATTTCATTAGTAACTTCTACATGTTTGATCTCACTAATATCCTGATCACTTTCAATATCCGGTAAGTAATGAAAAAAGAAATCACATTGTGATCTATTCTCCCAGGACTTACCTATCTGTTCAGGTATTCGATTTGTCTGACCAGGTTCAACAATACCTATATCTAGATTATTGAAATAATCCTGTGTCAGGATCTTCGATAAAGAACTTTTTAATTTAACCATTTGTTCAGTTGACTCATCTCTATAAATATTTATAGATACCATAGCCTTACGGATACCTTCATAACTTGCTGTTATATCGCCATTACCTTGCCGTATTTCATTTCTAACATCTTCTATAGGTTTAGATATGGATAAGATGTTTACGACTGCATATTGATCGTTAGGTCGAGGTCCATCACCATGTGAAAATATTACCTCAATACTCAAAGTGTTTACGACCCATGTTCTAATATTCTTTTTGAAATCATCATAAGTCATGATTTAATCCTTATGGCTACGGCTTTGACATAATTACCTATTTTACGATCAAATACATCATAAACTCTATATCTTGATCCATCATATATAAATTGGTCCGCGTCACTTTCACTAAATTCTGATACTGTTCTAACTATCGAGGTTGTATGTATCTTTACGGCTTCAGTGGTTCTTGTACCTTCAGGTAATAATATTAGATCATCAGGATTAGCGTTTTGTATAACAGCTTTAATGGGTACCACAACATCGGCACCATTAACCCAATCACCATCGACATAAGATCCGGGACTTTTACGAATAATATCCAAAGGTTGTAACCATCTAGCTAAAGCTCTACTTACATCATTTAACATAACTTACACCTTTACTTCATAACTTATGGATTGTCTTAATTGACCTGTATCAATAAGTGGTTTAGAACTACCTTTTAAGGCAATCGTTGTTTCAGTATTTGCAGGCCAATCATTACTTGTAAATCTCTCTTGGATTAATCCTGCAGTAAATATACCGAGTTTACCTAATCCAACCTCAAGAGTTGTTTTACCATTTAAAACTAATTTTGATTGTTGTCTAGCCAACTTTTTAATCTCTTTTGATTTATCTTCCAAAGTAGATCTTATAAAACTTCTTTCCGGAGTTTTAACCGTTCCAAATTCATGATAAAAACCAATTTGAGCAACGGTTAGATCACTGTCTTCATGTTGACCAACCTTAGCGAGGATCCCCACATTAACATGACCTTTTTCTAATCTATTGAATAAGGCTTTAATACCTTTTCCGCCGGTACTATTAACCTGAACTTGCATGATTAAACCGTTTGTGCCATTGTGCCAAGAGACTCCATTAGTGAATAAAATCTCTGACCATACTGTGTTGATAACCAATAAGATTGATTAGCATTATCGGGTGAATAATTGTTGAAACTAATTGATGTTCCATCAACTGCTTGTGAAGCTACGTTTCCAACACTACCTGCTCCACCGTTAGCAGTTTCTTCACTCAAGGCTAAATAATGAGCTGTTAAATAACATACACCTAACGAATACAAACTTACCCACACAACTTCATTAAGTATCAATAGTGAGTCTTCAATAAATATTTCGATCCTAAGATCATCAATAGAGTTGAATTCAGGAAATCTTGCTTTGAAAGTATTAGCTGTACATGTATTAGCCATTATTTACCCTTGGGTGAAGATGGGCTTAAAGCCCATCTCCTTCATCTTTAGCTTCTTTGATAGCAGTTTCAAGCTGGGCAACAGTCATATCTGTTGTATCAATACCAAGTTCAGTAGCTTCGTCAATAAGAAGTTCTTTTTTAGTTTTCTTATCTCCAGAACCACTCGATTTAGTATCATCAGCTTTAACAATTTCAAGATCACCGGCTTTAACCATTGCCTTGAAAACTTTTTCATCTTTAACAAGATCTAAACGATCATCGTCAACTGCCTTTGTTGGAAGAAGGTCAATACGACCTTTTCCTGTTTGTAAACAAATCATTCTTTTAGAATTATTTTTAACTTTCATTTTTCGTCCTTTTTATTTTTAAATTAGATACCGTCTAAATATGAAGCAGACAATGGGTAACGGAACTCAACCCCAGATAGTTTATAAACTGCAGGCACTTCCCAACCAAGTGTTTTACGAACAGGTTGCTCGATTTTGTATGGCATTGGAATGTGAAATACAACTTTATCAATATCTTTAGTGTAAACCATCATACGATCGGTTGCAGCTGCACCAGCACCTTTTAACTCAGGTAGAGACTTAATGTCATCAACAGAATTAATGTAAGGACTGTTCTGAACTACATACTGTAAGATAGTTGTATCACTATTATCACTACGAGGCGTAGACGCAATGTATGACCATTGAGCTGTTGGTAATAGTAATGTATCTGGTTTTTCAACTTCATTTGTTGTTTCAAAAACTTGAGCAAAAGCTGCATTAATATCAAATAAGATTTGAGCTGGTGTCTTTGCTGTCCATTCTGTACCTGAACCAGGATTAATAACGTTAGCTGCTGGAACATTTGAATTGTTTAGGAAACCTTCTAAACCTTTAGTTGTATCACCGGTAAAACAAACAGATTGTGCATGTTCTTCATAACCTCTCATTGAAAGGTTTGCTTTCATTTGCGGTAATGGGCGATTTAACATAGCAGCTTGACGAAGTTCTTCATCTGAATACTTGTAACCTGTTGCACCAAGTTCAACTGGAACAATGTGTTGTGCCGTAGCAATATCCGCTAGTGGTACATCGATCGCATTAGATCCAATGAATTTACCCATTGTAGCACCATCAATTGAATAGTAAGTTACAGAAGTTGCACCTTCACCAGCTTCATTTGATACTGGAACAATATCTTGATAAACGATATGACGGTATTGAACCTCATATACTTTAGCTTCAACATGAGTTAGAGTCGACTCAACGAACCCTAGACCTGCATCGGCGTCATTTGTGATTTTAATACCTTCTGGTAATCCTGCAATTTTAGCCATCTAAGACTCCTTATTTGAATTTAACTCTGCCGACTTCACCCGCCGCCACTGTACTGTCCCAAACTGCATTAGCAATAAGAACTGTTTCACCTACAACATTAGCTGTAACTAAACCACCAAGCTGACCTGTACCTGCAACATAGCGATATTCTACTGGATCACCAGCTGAACAACCGTCTTCACAAATAGCATAAATAACACCTTCGTCGAGAATGTTTACACTTTCACCGATTTGGTATTTACGATCACCAGCAGTATCAGCTGTTCCAGCGATTGTACGACCTGTAATACCTAAGAAGCTTCCAGCAGCCCCATCAGGTAGTAAACATTGATCATCAGCTGTACCACGTACAACAGCTAAACCAAAATCAATAACAGTAGCTTCTGCACTACGACTAAAAACATTTGATAATTGAAGATCAGCATATTGACCTACGAAACCTTCAGCGTGAACTGATGGATAATTTGTTTGAACACCCATTATTTCATTCCTTTTTTATCGAGATAAGCTTGACGAGCGTCTGTAGCGATTTTATCGTTATCAGTTGCTTTATCATCTTTTTCTTTTTTCATATCATCAGCTAATTTCTTAACAGACTCATCAGCTGCAATTTGATCTTCATTAACTATATCAAAGCGAGCGTCGATATAAACTTCAGATTTGCCGTCCATTGAAACACCAAAATGTTTTTCACAAACTGCTTTTTTAATTGCCATAGGATTACTCCCAACTTCACCAATACTATCATTACCAATAATACCAGTTGCAAAAGCAATTAATCCAGCACGTTCAGTAACCATTTTATCAATGTCTTCATCACTTAGTTTCGAGTCATTAGCTGAATCCAATCTAGCCTGTAGCATATCATTAGCTTTTTCAGCTTCTACTTTTTTCTCTCCCATGTCTTCAGCTTTTTTAGTAGCTTCATCCATTTCTTCATCTTTAGTAGAACGTTCAGCCATGATCGCTTTTCCTAGTTCTTCATCAACTTCGAACTCTTTACCATTAATCTTTATTTTCATATCGATCGACCTCTCTTTTGGATTTTCATCTATAATTGTATCATAATTTGAATCCGTTATGCTACATTGTCTCCCACAACGACCTTTTTCTACAATACTTAGATGATTTGCGACCATATCAGTATATCTAAATTGATATGGTTCGCCATTATAAAAACCATCTTCGGCTAATAATTTATAAGCATAACCAAGGGATACTTCGATTTTACCTTTTTGGACTTTGTCGATAAGATCTTCATCAGTAATTGTCATAAGGCCTTTGATCGTATCATCTTCAATTGTGATATTCGATACTTGACCTTTTTGTAGATCTTTAACATTTTCAAGATAAACCCAACGATCAGAAGGATGTTCATCAGTTACCACAAGATTTTTATAAGTTGAGACACTTTCAGGATTTGTAACGTCATCCGGATGACGTAAGACATTAAATACTTTTTTAGCATTTTCTCTATCCATACCTAACTCATAACCAGTATATGGTTGTAAGCCTGATCTACATATAGTAACAGGAGTATGCATGAAACCTGTAGATGGATCAATTTTATTCTCACCAAGACCAACAGCGTCATTACCAATTGACTTTGTACAAATAGCATAAGCAGATGACTCACTCTTACCAGACTTGATTAATTCTTCAACACATTTATCAAATTTCTTAGGCATATTTTATTCCTTTTCTATAATTGTATCACAGGTACTGCGATACATCTACAATTAATCGGTTGACCAGGTGAAGTTTTAACCCCGTCAACTGTAGGTAGATTATCCCAGTCGAACACTTTACCATTTAACTTAGCATGACTTTCCCTGGTTCTTTCATCACCTGATGTAACCCATTTAAAAGACTCAACACCTAATTGTTCCTGTCTTCTCTTATTGATCGAAGCATTTATATTTGATGTTTCATTTCTGGCTATCAATTTAATTCTATTTTGTAGCTTACCATTAATCGAACTGATGTCTTTTATTCCACCAATTTCACGGGCTATTTGTTCCCATCTTTGACCATTAGCTACACCATTCATAACAACTGTTTCTATATCTGAAAAGTATTTACTTGATATAGATTTGATTAAAGATACGTTTTTATTAACTTGAGCTTCAAGGAAATCATTAAGACCTTCATCAACTAATATTGTGGATAGATCAACACCAACAATCTTTTCTAAAGATCTATCAAAACCCTTTTTATTTTTAGTTGCTACGTTTGTGACCATTTTCGTAGCTGCTGATTTGGCCAGTAATGATGTAAGATTACTATATTTTAAAGATAGTGTGGCAATAGTATTTGTAATACTATCAACATATCCGTCGGTAGCATACTGACTATTTAAAGATTTTAATAATGGTAGAAGCTGCTCACGAATATCGAGTCTCATAGCCTTTGTCAATTTATTCAATTCTCTGAAATATTGTACTGCTTCAATTTTAGGAACTACTTGTTGATTTATTTCAATAGATCCTTTTTTACCATTATTTCTGGCTATATCAGCAATATTAACTTTCATGATTAAAGTCCATCCTCCTCATTTTCATCTATGTCATCAAACAAATTATTTTGATCATTTATATCTTCATCAATAGCACCATATACTTGGTCACTTGATAATTGCTTCTGAGTTGTCTCAATACTAATAACCCCCTTATCAAGGTAGATTTGATCTCGTTGTGCGTTATTAAGTGATATTGTAGACTCTTGTTCTTGGGTCATTTGCCATAATGGTTCATATTCAAAATCAACTGTTTTAACTTTACCAACTTTTGAAACATAGATAATATCCAAAAGTTTTTGAAGTGGATCTGTCATTTCATTTTCTTGACGGGCTGACATATCATCATAATAATTAGTTAATGAACTTTGGCCAGTATCACCAAGACCTGCTTCTTGTTTACCTAATAATTTCGAAGGAGGTATTCTAGAAGCTCCAGAAACTTTCAATAAGAACTTATCATCTAGATCCGGTAAGCCTGCAAATGTATTACTTTTCTTTTCATAAGTGTCATTCTTATCTAGGGCAATACCATTGATATAACTCTTCATCTGGTGGGCTACACTTAATCTCTTAACAGCTGCTGCCTCACCTTCTGGTCCCATAGCGATCATTTCATTTAATTGATCAATACCATATACATCGACATTTGACTCTTTGACCATAGCAGCTATTTCTAAGGAAGTTCCCTGACTATTACTAATCGGTTGCCAAGTCTTTTCGTAGATTGAATTACCCCAATAGCCTTGTCTTTCGAATTCTTCGATCGATTTAATTTCACCATCAAATCTTAATACTCTAGAATGATGTATTTGCTGCCCATTACGGCTCACCATATAGTATTCAGGTAAACCGTAGTTTGTTGATAAAAGATTTGTATTAAGGGTGCTAACGTTAACATGCCAGCGATCTAATACTAATAGATTTTTAATACCTTGTTTACGTACTGACTCAACAAGTAATGGCTCTTTGAGATCTTTACCATCATCAACCATCATGATTATGATTGCACCACCATAAGCCCCGGCCCATTTCAAAGCCTGGTTTACTTTTGATTTAGCTTTTAATCTTTTAAGTTCTTTATTAATAATGTCTTCAGTCGACTCTTCTTCATCTAAAATTGAGATCCAATTACGGGTCATATCATTAGCTGTTACATCAACAACCGCTGACGCCAGCCAATTCTCAGAATATAAAGCTGATACGAATTCCCGATTTAAACTGATAGATTTTCCACGTTTAAAATTCATATATGTTAAAGAGTCTTTTGAAGTACCTAAACCAGTTAATAAGTTTTCAAAACCATCGACTGCAATTGGTTTACTGCTCATTTTATTGTGATAGACTTTACCCATGATTACAACCTTTATTCATCGATAACTTGGATGATTACTTTCTCACCACTTAATATCGTATCTCGGATTTTACCATAAATCTCTTTATAAGCGTCTCTACTTCGACCAACACTTTTTGTTTCAGGACTTAGATCGGCAATCATACCAACTAAAATACAACCTTCAGTATGCTCTTTAGTATTACCTGTATGTATGTAGATCCACTCATAATTAGGTACATCTTGAAGCCATAACATACCCTTATGAAACTCTGCACCATATTTGTCTTTATAACGTTTAGTCATACCACCATCATTACGAAGTTTTATTTCATAACTACCCATGGGAATTCGTGTATCACCATAAATCTTACTATCATGATGAGGATCTTCTAATGTGAAATACATAGGCTCACCATCAATTTTCAAAAAGCCTACTGTACCCTTATCATCAGTTTTTAATCTATTTAAAATAACCTTCATTACATACCTCTAATTTTTTATTTAGCTTGTATTGTTTCAAAATCCAACCATCAACTTCTTGAGACTTTAATGATTTGATTTTAGTCAATACTTTTTGAGATGGTGCTGGATATGAAGGACAAACAGACTTACTTCCACAGGCTTGCAGTGTAAGCGTCATTAGAACTATACTCATCATCATCATCAATTTCTTGATATTTTCTAAGCTTATCATTTTCATCCTTCAAATTTTCTAACTCTTCAGATTTACGACCTACCATAAAAGTCGTAAGTGTGGGTAAAACTTCTTTAAGAAATCCTAATATAAGTTTTACCCATTCCATTATTTTATTACCTGTATAACTTTACGACTGATCATATCATCAAGTTGATTACCATATTTAGCAACAATCGTTGGGTCTATCTTATCAATATATTTCCGAGCTGCATAAAGTTTTTCATTACCTGCCAATTTAATAGACCCGGTCTTTGCATGTTCACGGGCTTTACCTTCTGCATAATTAATAGCATTATCTAGTATACGTTCAATACGATCATTTTCAAAACCATACTTAGTAACATCGATCTTTGTTGTGATAAGTTTTTTAACATATACACCTAAGACGGTAAGGCCTAAACTAATTACAATTGTTATGGTCTGAAAGATCAACTCCTGGGTTGCTGTTTCCATTTTATTTCCTTTTAGTTTTGTTGGAAGGCTTTACCTTCGATTATCTTACATATTTTATCTAAAGTGGCGTTCATGTGGTTCATTTCTGCCACAAGCTTTTCTTCCATACGATCCATCGACTCATCATATTTTTTCCTCGTGATAAATACCTCATATACAAATTTTTCTGTTGCATAAGTCCTATCTAAAGCTTCAACCATTCTTAATTGAGTTTTTTCTAAAACGTTAATCCTATTTTTACTTTTGTCATCATTTTCAGATAATTCACTAATAGTCAGATGACTCTGTGAGACCTTCCAAATTAGACCTAAAATAAAAATAGCCAATGTTACCAAACCACCAAACTCGAACGTCATTTATTCCTCCTAAAATTTAATTATCATGCAAAATAATCCCGTGACATGAGACTCTAAAATAATCCATACCGCTTAAATCATCCTGAATAATAATTTTTAAATCTTTATCTAAAATAATAGGGGCATTACCATTATATGTTTCTGTAAAATCCCAGGTACCATATATTAATGATTTAGTAATCCCGTTGATCTTAACAGCTTGTGCTGCTACATTTGAAGATATAAGCATAGTATCACCATTAGTTTTCAAATTTGCACTACCATTTATTGCTGGTGTTCCAGGGTTTGCTTGAAACTCAACCCCCTTTACTAGAGCTGGGATATTACCAAACTCTGATAAATCCATTAAATCATTTGCCCCGATGAGAAATGTTACACGTTCAAGAAGTAAATCAGTTAATGGTAAGTCTTCAAGAGTAAATTCAACGGGGGATATTGATCCATCCACCGACAAAATATCAGAACTATTATTTTTAAACTTTAAATAAAAACTGTCATTTGCCTGAACCGAGTTTGTATCGATTTGTAAATTATTATACTTGACCGGCATATTGGATCCTTTATGATAATTGTATCATATCCGTCATGACATCATAGCATCGATTGCAGAAGATTTGGTATTAAAAAATGACATTATGAATGCGTCAGCTATATTCGGGGATTTTATTTGACGCTTTTTAAGGTCATCTTTACTCTCAACTTTAACCTTACCACTCTTATCAAAATCACGATTTGGTGTAGATAACTCATCAATTAGTTGTCTCAATTCGGGTAAAGAACTATCGAGACTTATAATATCACCATCATCAATTTCATAACCTTTAGTAACTGCATTATAAGTTTTCTTACATCGTTCAGCTATATCCCACCAAGCTTGAGCTTTTAAGTTACCAAAGAAGTCTTTATTCTTAACACCAATATCATACATCTTATCTGGATCTTGTACTGCGTCACCAGCATTGAATTTCTTATATCGGATATTGTGAACTGATCTACCGTTAGCGTTATTGAAATCTCTGAAGTTACTCCCAGCAGAAGCTCCAACACCGATTGAGTCATAAACAATAATGCTTCGATCTTTCATAGCTTCATTGAATACCTTTTTAGAACTCTTATTCAATTCGTCTTCACCAGCCTGCCACTCTTCAATATGATAACAGTGTTGACCATGACGTTTGACTAGGGCACACTTATCGTCGCCACTATCAGCAATATCAAAGCCGATCACTCGTTTACCTGATGGTTCGACTTTTAATTTGCTATGAGCGTCGATACAAGCTTCTAACCAACTTCTTTTGATAATAGACTCATTACTGTCTTCTTTGGCTATACCGAGATATACATATTCGTATTCTTTATAGTCTTCACGTTTAAGTTTTTCGATTTTTCTTTTCATGGTATTAGTTAGAAAAGGATTTTCATCATAATTGATATGACGGACAATAGTCCCGTTAGCCGGATCGTGTTTAAATGTCTCTACAAAATCCGTAACTAACCTTGGATTATATAAGATCCAACACTCAGATCCTTCAGCTCTAATCGTAGGCTCAATAACTTCCCATTGTTTCTTAGTGAGACCTTCAGCCTCTTCAATCCAACAAATGTCAGCACCTTCAAAACCTTTGATGTCCGCTAAATTCCGATTAATACCATAGAAATGAAATTCTGATCCGGTAGTCTTATGTTTAATAGAAGTATTGAGAATATCAAACTCGTCAGTAAGACCTAAGTTTTCAATCTGGATAACCAGGATAGCATATACAGACTCGGCAATCTTATTTTGGAATTGCCTGATACATAAGAATTTAACTTTATATTTAGAAGCTAAGAAAATAGAGAAGCCTGCAGTGTCCCAAGTTTTAGACGAAGCACGTCCACCTTTTAGGACTTTAATATCGGCCTTAGTTTTCCAGAACTGTTTAAGATTAGGGTTCAGTTTGCTCATTATTTAAAACAACCAATAAGCTAATAAACTATAGAATAATAAACCTGATACTATTATTGATAACCAGGTTATACATCTAATATGCTTCAACATAAAAGCTTTCATCATAACTCCTCATCGTCATAGAAATCATTGAAGTTATTATTGACAACTTGCTTAGGGGCTTTTTGACGATTATCTTTTTCGAATACACCAAGATGTTTACCTAATAATTCGAGGGCCTTGATTTTATCAGACCTTTTATATTCATCAATAGTTTCTTCTTTACGTTTACCATTTTTATCTTCGACTTTTAAAACAGTTGATTTGAAGCTTGCTGTTGCCTTAGCAGCACGATCATTTAATTCATGTGGTTGTAATAGTTCACCCGTTATATCACAATAAAAATCTTTCACATCACAGAATGCAATATCCATCAATTCTTTAACAATCATATCCTGGGTGAGATTGACTCTTTCAGCTCTTTGCTCCATCAGTTCTTTCAGGTAAGCCATAACGTTTGGATGGGATAACATTCTAGAAGCTGCTGTTGCCGCAGCACTAGGATTATGACCTGATCTTACTGCAGCTTGATAACCGTTGAAATCAATGATGTATTCTCTAGCAAAGTCCTTTTGTTTTTGTGTTATTTCAATTTTTGTATCAAACATCGTATAAGCTCCTTAAACTGACTATCTATCCAAATCAGTATTAACCCTGACTCGCTTTTCTTTTTCTCTTTTAAGGTATGCTATTTTGCGATCTACTTGGGGTTTAGCCCAAGGCTCTACTTCAAAACCTAACACACCGATTAAAATCATCATAGTATTATGACTACATTCGTACTTTTTTGCCAGCTCTCTAATATGTATTCCTGACTCATAGTCTTTTACAACTTCATCTTTCTTTTCATAATAAAGATCGACAACTCTTTTACTTTTTTTCTTTTTATACATAATTTTCTCCAAACCTTCGATAATTACATTATAGTCAATCTTACATTATATCAACATTAATGTATAATAGTATCACATACCACGGACAAAGTAACATTCCGTGGCCAAAAATAAAGGAACGCGTATTTCCCGTTTCTCTTTTTCTTACCCCATTTATGCCCTATCCCCCTTTTACGCTATATAATAGAAAAGACTATTTTTAGCATAAAAGGCTATTATTTTATTAATATATTATCGTATCGGTCATTTTATATATTAACGCAAAAAGGGGGATAGGGCATAAGGGGTCCTCCAAAATAAAAAGAGAAACGGGAAATATCTGTTTCTCTTTTTATTCATTTAATCTAATCTTAATGAGATTTTAATTACAATTCTTTACTTAAAAAGGAGATATTTAATGACAAAAGCCGTTTATGATAAATATTTTAGACAAGGTTTTCAACTGATTGAACTCGGTGAAGATAAGAAACCATTAAAGAAAAGAGTAATAAATGGTAAATGTAAAAAACAATCTGAACCATTTGACGAAGAGAAATTTTATGCTATCGTTCCATCTGAGAAACTATTAATAATTGATGTAGATATTAAAAATGGTAAAAAAGGTTTAGAGTCACTTGCTAAATTGGAAGCTGACCTCATGATGGATCTTGAACCATGTGTCCGTACGGGTAGTGGTGGAATACATATATATGTTACTTTAGATAAACCTGTCCGTATAATACAAAAAGAATATCCAGACATAGATTTTATTGGCCACAAGGCTAACGATCGACTATGTACACCGTATGCGGTTGCTGGAGGTCAAACTATACAGTTAAGTGGTAAAGATTATACTTATGAGTTATTGAAACCTGATGAGTCACTAATTATCAATGAAATTGATGAGATTAGTGAATTACTTGAAATTGATGTTGTACAAGTTGAAGCTGATAACAATATGATGTCAATCGATGATCTATATGAAAAGAAAACCCCAGATGAGATTAGATCGTTACTATCATGGTTAGACGCTTCGGATTATCATGAATGGATGGCTAATGCTTCGGCTATTAAGCGTGAGCTCGGTAATACCAAAAAAGCTTTTGAGATTTTCAACGAGTGGTCCAAAACTGCAGACAACTATGATGATCGTGACGCTTGTCTGAAAAAATGGAAAGAAGTTGGTGATTATCAAGGTCAACCAAGAACGATGGCTACATTATATATGAATGCCTTATCTAATAAAACCAATAAGATTATTAGTGAGATTAACAAATGTGAAGATCCTGAAGAACTATATAGATTAGTTAATGATGAAAAATGGCTTGATTATCCCCGCTTTACAAATAAACTGATCAATAATGAGATTACCAAATCATACAGGACTCACTCTCAGGATCTTGGTGAGAATTTACTTTATAATGATTGCCAAAAACGAACTAAGGTTTTATACGGTAAAGACTTTGTAGATTATGATCAACTTGAAGCAGCTAGTCATGATGACGGCTTTTCTGATTATGTTATGGTTGGGTCGTTTACTAGAAACCCTTATTTTAGATTATCGGATGGATCTAGATATAACTTAGAAATGATGGGTATGCTATTAGATAAACCTTTAGTCGATATATCCAAAAAGCTTAAACTAAAAAAGACCATGACTGTTCAAGTTGCTTTTAGAAATAAGTTAATCGATCATGCAACTAATCATGAGTATAACCCTACAACTAATGATCGTGTATTCATAAATGACCGTGGCCAAAGAATACTAAATCTTTTTGATCCCAAAACAGTACCCGTTGAAACTGATTTGACAAATGAAGGCCAAAAGCTTATTCGTAAATTTATAAACCATTTAAGTAATCTTATGAGTAAAGATGAAGCTGATGTGCTTTTAGATTGGATGGCGTATGCGGCTCAAAATCCAGGTAAGAAAATACTATGGGTACCGCTCATTCAGTCGGTTGAAGGTGTTGGTAAATCTTTAATAGGTAACTTATTAATCAATCACGTATTTGGTACTCAAAATGCCGGTGTTGTCGATAGTGTTATTATTGCTGAGAAAAATAACTCATGGGCCTCAAGTAAGATGTTAAGAATACTTGAAGAGATCAAATTATCAGGTCATAATAGATATGAGGTTTTAAATCAACTTAAACCATTAATCACAAATCCGACAATAACAAGAGTTGAAAAGTTTGAGGTATCTATGGAAGTTCGTAACACTTGTAATTTCATAGCATTTACAAATTTCAAAGACGCATTACCTATTGATGAGCATGACCGCCGTTGGTGGTTAGTCTTCTCACCTATAGACTCATTAGATCAACTTGAAAAAGTGGTTGGTCAAAATCGTCAAGACTATTTCCAACCATTACATGAGTTATCCAGACCAGATAGTGCTTATGGTACCGAATTTAAAACCTATCTATTAAACCGCGATATTAGTAACTTTAATCCAAACTTTCCACCTGAGTCGAAACATAAAGAAGAATTAGCTGAAATTGAGAAAGCTAAATTAACGGGTATAGACGAGGTTCAAGACCTGATCAACTACCTATATAAAGACTCAACGGATAAAGTTGTTAATATGACCTTATTACGTGAGGCTAGTGAGCTGGCATTCGATAACGGTAAACGTATAACACCAAGAGGCCTAAAACCTATTGAGATTAGAGCCGCACTTAAAAAGCTTGGTTACAAATCAGTATCTAAAAAAGATTTTGGCGATGCTGATTGGAAAGGATTAAGTCCCGTGTATTATCATACTAAGACTTGTACGATACCCGAAGCTTGCAGACTTTGGAAAGAAACTAAAACTGTAGACTTTATGGCAGATCAATTTGATGATCTAGATGAATTATAATAAAAGGAAAAATGATGAAAAAGAAAAAACATAAAGTAACAGTTAATATGACTGAAACACAAAAAGCTCAAGCGATAATTGTTAGTTCGTATATGCTTTATATTATTGATGGATTAATGAATGATAAAGGTAAAACTTTTGGATCGACTATAAACCTGAAACAAAAGCTTCACACTCAAACTCGTCAAGCTCAAAATATAGATTATGTGATGTTATCAAATCAAGCATGGCAAATGACGGTTGATAAATACAAGGATAAGAATTATAGATTAATGATAGCCCACGCCGTAGAATGTTTTTACTTCGATAATCAGGAAGTATTAGATCTGATGTATGGTCCGGATTTAGTAAATCTTGTTTGGAGATTTACATGTAAACAATTTGAAGGAGCTGAATATGAAACAGAAGTTATACCTGAAACAAATATCATTACTAAGGATTTAACCGAGTCAATGAGAAAAGTAATTTTCGACCATTTACAAAAACAAAAAGGATAAAAAGATGGAATTAAGTAAAGATCAAAACAAAGCGTTAAAGTTAGCTCTAAGACCTGGACTCAATAGTTTGTTCATAACAGGTCAAGGTGGTACAGGTAAAAGTGAAATTATAAAAGTATTATGTGGGCAATTAAATCCTAGAGATTATATTTTATTAGCCCCTACCCAATCAGCAGCTTTAAAGATAGGGGGAAAGACAATTCATAGTTTTTTCAAAGTAAAGCCTACGATCAATTTGAATGTTGAAAAAGAAGATGATGTTATAAGCTTCTGTCTCGACGAGATTGACACCGAAAGCGCTGACGGAAAAATCGTTATTATTGATGAAGCCTCTATGCTTGGTGAAAGGATGCTAACAGGTATCTTGAGTAGGATCAAACCTAAAAAGCTAATACTGTTTGGAGATCCTACTCAACTAAAACCAATTAAGGATAATCCCGTAGACTGGTCGGACTTCTGTGATGAGACTGTATACCTTACTCATAATTTTAGAGTTCAAAATGAAGAGCTTAGAAGTATTATTGAAACATTCCGTGATGAAGGTCATGTAATTATGGACGCTGATACGGTCAGTGAAATATCAGACCTAGATTATTGCCCTAAAACGATTTATATGGCTCACACTAATGAAACTCTAAGTGCTATGCAAAAACACTTTTTAGGATATAGTAATGCCAAAATAGGTGATACTTTATTAACCTTTGGCAGCTGTGACGATAGTATTCAAAAAATTGTAAAAGTAGCAAATAAAGATATTCTTACAACTTACTTTGGTAACAATGATTTGGTTGTGGTTACATCAGTACCAAGAATGATTGATAAAAATTTATGGTCATGTGATGTAGTTATTGAAAAAGATCATCTTAATGGTACTGACTCAATCCAAGTAAATCAGTATAATAAAACTCCTTCAGTAATCGTTGGTGACTATAATATCTATAAGCGAACTTTACAAAGAAGATTTAAAACAGCCCAAAATCGTCAAAAAGAATTGTTCAAAAAATATAAGGTTGATAAGAGTGCAATTCTTAAAAAGAAAATGACTACGGTTGAAAATGAAGATCTTAGACTGAAATGGATCGATTACTTCAATTTGAAGAATTCACCATACGCTAGACATCATCAATTTAGAACTACATATAAGGCCCAAGGTCAATCATTTGATAGTGTAGTAATCGATTGGTATGACTTGCCGAGTAAAGACCATAAATATGTGGCTATGAGTCGAGCTCAGAATAATTTAATCTTGATTATGGATTAATGATAGTCTAATGTAAATAATTATACAATTCTCTTATCTAAAAACAAAGGACACCAAATGAAATTAACATTTGAAATTGAAACAACAGAAGACGCTCAAAGAGCCCAAAAAGTATTATCGGCTTTTATTGGTAATGATACTGAAACAGTTGCTGAAGAGCCAAAGAAAGAAGTTGCTAAGAAAACAACTACGAGAAAGACACCAACTAAAAAAGCTGAGAAAAAAAATGAACTAGTTGAAGAACCTGAGTCAGATGAACCATCTGGTGTAGATCTTAAAACTTTAACAGGTATCGCAAAAGACGCAGTAGCTAAAACTGATCGTGCAACAGTAAAAGATGTTATCGCTGAGTATGGTGAAAAACTATCAGCAGTTGACAAAGCTGATTATGACGCTTTAGCTGCTAAGTTAAAAGAGCTGTAATGCCTGCGGCTCATGCAAAACTGAGTCCTTCTGGTTCGAGTCGTTGGCTTAAATGTCCAGGCTCGGTGAGAATGACTGCAGAGATTAATCGTGAAAGTGGTTCAGCAGCTCAACGTGGTACAAACATACATCAAATAGGTGAAAACCTTTTAATTGGTAAATCAGTTGAAGTTGGTCAAACCGTAATTGTACCTAGTTGGGATAATCGTCCTGATACAGAGTTTGTAGCTGAAAAAGATATGGTTGAAGAAGGTCAAAATTATTTTGATTACGTTATGAAAATAGCTAATCGTGATAATGATAGTGAATTAATCGTTGAGATGAAGGTTGATCTGACGGATATTGCTCCTAACACATTTGGTCATGCCGATGCAGTGGTATTTGAAAACAATACTTTACATATTGTTGATCTTAAAACTGGAGCCGGTTTAGTATCAGCTAAAGAAAACTCACAATTGATGATTTATGCTTATGGGGCTTTTCAAGAACTTGAAATATATCATGACATTGAAAATATTAATTTACATATTGTTCAAGACAATGCCAGAACTGGTGGTGACAAATCAAATGATTGGATTCTAACCGTTGATGAACTTGTAAGTTTTATTGAAGATGAGGTTAAACCTAAAGCTATTGACGCTTTAAAAGAAGACTCTGAGTGTATACCTGGTGAGGTACAGTGTCAATGGTGTGACGCAGCCTCATTCTGTACTACTTTACATAAGCAAGCTGAAGAAACAATTGGTGATATTTTTGATGAGGTTACTGATCCAAAAGAGATTAAAGATCTTGAGCAAACTGTTAAGATTGAGGACGCAGTTGAATTCCTTAAAAATTCTAAACTGATTAGTATTTTAATTAAAGCTTATGAGGGTCGTATTTCTAGAGCACTTATGCAAGGTGGTCAAGCTCCAGGTTATAAGCTTGTAAAAGGTATTAAACATAAAAAGTGGACCGATGAAGAAGAAGCCTATCAAAAGTTAAAAGGTTGGTGCCAGATCGATGAGGTTGCTCCTCGTAAACTTGTAACTCCTAACCAGGCTGAAAAACTTCTTGGTAAAATGAGCACTCAGAAGAAAAACAAATTCAACGGTCTATGGGTAAGACCTGAAGGTGAACTTATTTGTGTACCTGAGAGTGATAAACGTCCAGCAGAAAAACCTGTTACAGATGATTTTGATGATCTAGACGACGAGCTTTAAAGCCCGTCAGGTCCCTGATAAAGTTCAAACCAAAAACATATAAACGTACAAAGCTATAAAGGATTTAAAATGGCTGAAAAAATAATGATAAAAAATGCAAGACTAAGTTTTCCAAGTTTGTTCTCTAAGAACTCTTTTCAAGGTAGTGAAGGTAAATATGAGGCAACTCTACTTTTTCCTAAGAGCGATACTAAAACATACAAAAAAATTATGGCTGCTATCGAAGATGTTAAAACTGAAGGTAAGCTTGGAAAAATACCCGCTTCAAAACTATGTATTAAAGATGGTGATGAAATCGAGTATGATGGTTATGAAGATATGTGGGCCGTTAAAGCTTCAAATACTAAAAGACCAACAGTCTTAGATCGTGACAAGTCACCTCTAACTGAAGATGATGATGTCCTGTATGCTGGTTGTTATGTAAATGCGATCATCAGTCCTTGGGGTCAAAACAATGATTTTGGTAAGCGTGTAAATGCTAATATCCTTGGTGTTCAATTTGTTAAAGATGGTGAACCATTCGGCGATGCAGTAACAGCTGATGCAGATGACTTTGATGAAGTTGAAGAAGACGAAGATCTTTAATTGACTAGATAACCAGATTAATTTCTGGTTATTGTGTGAGTTAAAACTAAAAGGATAAAAATATGGCAAAAACACAAAAACAAATCGAAGCTATAGGTTTAATAAAAAAAGCTAAAAAACTTCTACAAAAATCTAATCGACTTGATCTGAATACTGATATAAGTATAGCTATATCTCGTTGTGATGACAGACTTAATTATAATAAAAGGTCAAAAAATGTTCATTAGAAGAAAGCCATTAGTGGTATGTGATATTGAGTCATCTCCGAACGCTTATTTAGTAGGTTTTAAAAGTATTGAAAAAGGTACTGTTATTCAGATCGGTGTATACGGTGAAGATGAGTCACTGACAACTGCCCAGATCAAAAAGCTAAGAGGTATATTATCAAAATACACTATCATTACATTTAATGGTACTAAGTATGATATTCCAGTTATTTTAAAATCCTTAGAAGGTATTACCTGTAATCAGATATTCAAAATGGGTAGCACTATGATTAATAAGAACATGCCTGGATGGTTAGCTATGAAAAATTATAGTGTTGACTGGTTCCAAGGTTTAATCCATATAGATCTTACTGAACCAGCTCCAGGTGTTATGGTATCACTTAAAATGTATGGTGCAAGACTTCACTCACAAAAGCTTCAGGATTTACCTTATGAATATGATAAATATTTAACTCCTGAAGAATATGATGTATGGGCTAAATATAATGTAAACGACCTCGATACAACTATTGATCTATATAATGAAATTGAAAAGGCTATCGAGCTGCGATACAATATGAGCGATCATTATAAGTTGGATCTCATGTCGAAAGGCGATGCTCAAATTGCCGAAGCTGTTCTAGTTCAAGCACTTAGTGAAAAAGGTATTCGAGCTAATAAAGTATCACTAGGTAAAGATTATCATATTAAATATAAATCACCGAAAGGTACAAAGTTTGTCAGTGAAGAATTACAGGAACTTCTTATTAATATTGAAGCTGAAGAATTTGTATTAGATAAAGGTGGTAAACCTCAACTTCCAAAATGGTTATCTAAACCTTTTGTTATTGGTAATACAAAATATAAAGTTGGACTTGGTGGCTTACATTCTCAAGAAAAGAAAATGGTATCACTATCAGATGAAAACTATATTATGAGAAATGCCGATGTGGCAAGTTATTATCCTTCAATGATTATCGAATTTGGTTATTCACCTAAACAGTTCGGTGAACACTTCTCAGAAATTTATGAAGGATTTTATTGGTCTAGAAATCATCCTGTAACAGGTTCTAAGGTTCGTGGTGATAAAGTATCAAGTGACTCGACAAAACTTACTTTAAATGGTATCTTTGGAAAGCTTGGATCCAAATGGTCAAAATTATATGCACCAGACCTAATGCTTCAGGTTACACTTAGTGGGCAGCTCTTATTATTAATGTTAATCGAGCAACTCGAGTTAAAAGGTTTTGAAGTTAAATCATCAAATACTGACGGTATAGAGTATCTTTGTGAAAGATCTAGACAAGCCGAAGCTGAGGCGATTATCTATGATTGGGAGCTAGATACAGGTATGGTTATGGAACATGGAGCCTATGCTGGTTTATATGCCCGTGACGTTAATAATTATGTTGCGGTATATGATAAGTATGCCAAAGCCAAAGGAGCTTATACCGAAGCTAGTATAAAGAAGAATGCTGAATATATTATTGTCTTTGAAGCTATCAAAAAATATTTATTAAATAATATACCTCTTGAGGATACTATCAATAAATGTGATGATATTCGAGAGTTTATCATTTGTAGAAATGCAGATGGTGGTGGAGTTTGGAGAGAAGAGTATCTAGGTAAGGTTGTTCGCTGGTATTACTCAACTGATGGTGATCCAATAACTTATAAGAAGAATGGGAATAAGGTGGCGAAATCTGATGGTGCAAAACCAATAATGGATTTACCTGTTAATAATGAAATACCTCGGGATTTAGATAAAGATTTTTATATCGAATTAGCTATAAAACATCTTGGAGATTTAGGAGTTGAATATGAAGCTATCTAGATCCGATCATAGACCTTACCAGACTAAAGGTGTACAGTTTATAAAAGATCGTAAAGGTTCAGCCCTATTCTTAGATATGGGTTTAGGTAAGACTTCAACAACTCTTACGGCCATCTTGGATCTACTTAATGACTTTGAAATCATTAAGCCAATTATTGTAGCACCATTAAGGGTAGCGAACACGGTTTGGCATAATGAATCAGATGACTGGTCACATCTCGAAGAACTGGGTTTCTCGATCATTACTGGTGATGTTAAAAATAGAATAGCAGCTTTAAATCAAAAGGCCGATGTATATGTTATCAATCGAGAAAATATTCCATGGCTTGTAGATTATTATAAAAGTAAATGGCCTTTTGATTTACTAGCTATTGATGAGAGTACCTCATTCAAAAATCCTACATCGAAAAGATTTAGAGATCTTAAGAAAATACTAAAGTATGTTAAGAAGCGTATTATCCTTACAGGTACACCAGCTCCAAATGGTTATATCGATTTATGGTCTCAGATTTATATTTTAGACGAAGGTGAAAGACTTGGTAAGAATATCACTAGGTATCGAAATACATATTTCGATAAGGATTTTATGGGTTTCAATTATGTACTTAAACCTGGTGCAGAAGAAAGGATCCAAGAAAAGATCAAAGATATAGTTTATCATGTACCAACTGAAGGAAATGTGGAATTGCCTGACGTAGTCTCATCTGTTATTGATACCCAACTATCACCAAAACTTTCTAAGAAATATAAAGACTTTGAAGAAGATATGATTATGCAGATCGAAGATGAAAGTGAAGTGATTACAAGTATGAGCGCCGCAGCCCTTACAAATAAGCTATTACAATTCTCATCTGGTGCAATATATGATGAAGAACAAAATGTGCATAATATACATGATTTAAAATTTGATACTCTCGATGAGATACTTGAAGAAAATCCAAATGATAATTTATTAGTTGCTTATAACTTTAAACACGAGCTCGATAGACTTAAGAAAAGATACCCCGAAGCTGTTGTATTAAGTAAGGATGGATCGGAAGTTAAAGAATGGAATGACGGTAAGATCAAGATGATGTTAGTCCACCCAGCTTCTGCAGGTCATGGTTTAAATCTTCAACATGGTGGTTGCTTATTAGTATGGTTAGGATTTACCTGGAGTCTCGAGAATTATCAACAGCTTAACAAAAGGCTACATCGATCAGGTCAAAAGAATACTGTAAGACTCTTACACATAGCTGTTGGTGCAGTTGAATATAGGTTGATGAAATCACTCGCTAAAAAAGATGTGACCCAAAGAGATCTTCTTGAGAGTTTACTTTGAAAAGATTTAAATCAGAAAAAGAAGTTCAAACACTTATATTGAAATTCTTAAAGTCTATTGGTTGCTATACACTTAAAACAGTTGTATCCAATAGAAAGGGTGTCGTAGACATACATGGCTGTTATCAAGGTAAATACTTCGCCATCGAAGTTAAGGCTGAAAATAAAGATTTTAGAGAGGTTACTAAACTTCAAAGATATGATCTGATGAAAGTCAATGACGCCGGCGGCTTAGGTTTCTTTGCCAATAGTTTGGAATATGTTGAATTAATTTTTGATTATTATATGATTGAGATATGAATCTAATGTTAGTCTAATGTGAATTTAGTGATAATGATCTTAACTAAACATCAAAAGGACAAAAACATGAAAAAGGTACAAGTAATCATAATCGAACAAGACGATAAGTTTATCGCTAAAGATCAAGCAGGTAATATTTATTATACTGGTAAACGTAAAGCTGACGTAAAAAGATCAGTTACAAAAGGTTCAAGAAAAGACGAACTTGAATTGGTTAATGGCTTTGCTGTTGAAGAGAAAAAAGAAGTTGAGACTCCAAAACCTACTGGGCCTAAAAAAGAAACTCCGAAACCCGCTAAAACAGAAAAGCCTAAAAAAGCTAAGTATCATGATTATAAGAAATATGTCATCACTAATTTTACAAGTGAAGATTTACATTCTAAATCACCAAAAATTGCAGACTTCTGTAAAAAGTTTGATCTCAAACTAAATAAAACTGGTCGTAACTTGTCATTTGAAAAGGTACTTGATCTGATGATGGTCGAAGGTATTATTGAATATCGTGAAGCACAAACAGGTAAATATAAAAAGCTATCATTCAAATATACTGAAAGTCATTTAGCTGCTATGTCACCGAATGAAGATGAGGAGTTATAAGATGAGTAAAACTTACAATAGGATCTTTGGTGAAAAGCAGATAGTTAATGGTCATGCTTTAAGAAATAAGTTAAATCTTATTTCTTTGAGAAAAGCAGATATTGAAATTAAAAAGGAATTACAAAATGGCAAGTAAATCGCAACTAAGAGCTAAAAGACTTAAACGTAAAAAGAATAAAGAAAAGGTTGACCAAGATGGATAAGAAATTTACAATTGCCGGTGTAACATCAGGTGTAGGTAGTATGCTAATTGGAGCCAAAGAACTCGGTTTTGAAGTGCTTGGAAATGTAGAGTGGAGAAACTATTACAACACGGGTACCTTTGAGAAGAACTTTAACGCCCCATACACAACTGATTATGATAACATTGGACATCTACATGGTGCTGACATTGTAATGGTACATGATGATTGTGGTGACTTCTCAGGCCTCAACCTAACTGGACCCAAAAAGTCCGATGTTGAATGTCAAGGTAAAATACCAATGACAGTTAAAGTCGTTAAAGAAATAGATCCAAATTTCTTTGCTATGGATAATCTTCCTAAAATGGCTGAGATCTTTCCGGCCCAGTATTGGATTGATGAATTTCCTGATTATGATATTTATTTTGAGTGGGTGAGTAATTATCATTATGGTAACCCCCAGAAAAATAGAAAAAGATTTTTCATCATTGGCGCTAAGAAGAAATTTAATTTTGTATTCGTACCAGGTGAATATGACTTCAAAACTGATATGGATCTTTATAGTAAGGATTGTGATGATCTAAAAAATCATATACCTGTTAAACTTGACGATAAAATCCGTGGAGTTAGTAAGCTTGTTGACGAAGATGAAATGCCGATTGAAACATGGCAAGATCTTTATGATTATAGTCAAAGAACTTCTAGAGCTAATCTTCCTTATATGTCACCTAAAGGTGATGTCAGACCTAAACCTGGTACAGCTAGAAATCCTAAAACATATAGTATGGTTATAACTGGTGGTATGACAACTTTCCATCATGATACAGGATTACCTTTGACAATTAGAGAAAGAGCTAATATCCAAGGCTTTCCGAGAGATTTTGAGTTCATACTTACACCTGGTGAACATTGGTCAGGTAAGGGTTTTCGTCAAGTTGGTAAAGCTATGCCAGTACAATTCACAACTTACTGTACTGGATTGTTTCATTCATATCTTACCCAAGATGAATTGGATATACCTATTGTAACCGATCAAAGATTTTTAGCTCCAAATCAACATATTGATAAAATCAAACTTGAGTATTGTGAATTGACTTCTTATAGTACAGAAGCAGCTTGTGAGAGTTGTTGGCTAAAATCAAAATGTGATAACTATCTTTAATGTCATTCTAATTTGATTTTAGAGATAATATATTTACTTAAAATTAAAAGGACCTAATATGGAAAAGGTAGTTATTGTAGATGAAGAAAATGTTGAAAAGGCTCCGGTCGAAGAGGTTGTACTTACAGAGGCTCAGGCCCGTAAAAGATTGAAAGCTAAAAGTAAAAAGCAGCTGATTGAATTGGTACTCGAATCCTGGATGGTTATCGATGAGTTGAAAAAAGACTGATAATGAAAATAGAGCGGACTGAAGAATATAAAATGTATCTTCGATTACAACTCAAGCAATTTATAAAAGATCCTAAAAAGCTCGAGATTATGGTCGAAGAATATTTCCTTGCTTTTCAAGACGGTATTAAATTCGCACAGGGTAGGTTAATTTTAGATGATAAAAATGTGTGATGATTGCTTCGAAGAATTTGAAGCTGAAAATAAAAAAGTTACTGTATGTAAAAATTGTAAGCCTGAATTTGAACCATTCACTTCGGCTGATAAAACTGGAAGTATCTGGCAATTAGTTCATACTAGGGGTTTTAAGTCTCAAGATGAGATTGATTACTATCAGTTTGTTAAGTCTGAACATAAAAGACTTTGTGGTAAAGATCTACCAAAAGTTAAAGAAATTGTAAAAGGAAAATAATGAGTAAAGATCAATTGAAAGAAGTTCAAAAAGAACGTGGTAATGTTTATGGTAAATTTATAGATCATTCTCGAGCTGTTGATAAAATAGTTGATATTTTGAAAGATGTAAATATTCGTAAGAATGGATCTAAAGGTTTTGAAGATTGGCCTGAAGGTTTTGAAACATCAGCTTTTTATATGGTTAGTAAATTAGTTCGATTGGCTACTACACCAGATCATATAGATAGTGCTTTAGATCTTAGTAGTTATGCAGATTTGTGGCTTAAAATTATTGAGGAGCAAGTTGATGAAACAAGCAATAAAAATTCTAAGAACTAATCTTCTTAGAAACGGTAAAGTTGTAAAGACTAAAAAATGGCAAGGTATTGAAAATCCACCTGAGTTCTTGGAATTACTCCATGCTAGAATTATGATACCTATGTCACAGACTATACCTGAAATGGTTAAAGAGGCACAACCGATGTTACCCTGGGCTGATATTCATTTCGAAGAACGAGTTGGGGGTCTACCATTAAATCCCCCACCTAGTCATAAGTTGTGGTTAAAAGGTAATGATGAATATATGAGTGGTGATAAATTTAGTCATTCGTATCCCGAAAGATTTTGGAGTAAAGATCTTCATACCGGTATTCGTTTTCCAATTGGTGATCTAAGTGATCTAATCAATTTGTTAAAGGATCAACCCGATACTCGTCAGGCATATTTACCTATATATTTCCCAGAAGATATTGCAGCAGCTGTGATTGGTGAGCGAATACCTTGTACACTTGGTTTTCATTTTATAGTCCGTAATGGTAAGCTCGATTTATTTTATCCGATGAGAAGTTGTGATGTTATTCGCCACATGCATAATGATTTATATATGGCTAATCGATTGGCACTATATGTAAAAGAGCAAGCTGGTCTAGAGGTTACTCTCGGAAATATCCATTTTGTAGCTACATCATTACATTGTTTTACAAATGATCGTTACGCTATTGAAAAGGCTATATGATGTGCGGGATAATGCTAACAAATAAAAAGTATGATGGCTCGATGAGTCATCGAGGTACTCGTCAAAGAAAATTGAAAGATCAAAATTCGGGCCTTACATTTATTCATGAACATTTAGCTATACAGGCTCCACAAGGTTATCAAAGTATTATTGAAACTGATCGCTATGTTATATTATTTAATGGTGAGTTATTCGTTGATGGCTATGATAATGATTTAGAGTATATTAAAGATATATTTAGCAGCAGATCATTGATCGGTGCAGTCGACGCTATATCACATCAGGATGGATTTTACTCATTTATAATTTATGATAATCTCCATGATAATGTGATTTGTTTTACAGATCCTTTAGGTAAGAAACAATTATACTATTCTGACAACGGTATAGCTTCTGAATTACGACCTTTAGACAAAGGCCCAGTTAATCACCTGCATTTATCTAAAACGATAAAATTTGGCTATGTTACGGACGACTCAACACCATATACAAATATAAAAAGAGTTATGCCAAATCGCATATATAGATTTGATAATGATTTACAGTTTGAATGGTCAAGTGAACCTTACTATCAATTTAAAGAAGTTGATACCGATCAAGTTGATTTGTATGACCTGATCGGTCAAGCTGTCAAGAATAGATTGAAAGGTCATGAATCAGTTGGTTTGCTTTTATCTGGTGGACTTGACTCATCAATAATCGCACATCACGCTAAAGATCAAATTGCCAATTCATATTGTGTTGATAATCTAGATGATCTAGCTTACGCCAATTATATTGATCCAAAAGTAAAAGCGATATTCATTGAAAATCACGATGAGGCTTTAGCTGCTATGGAAATGCCAGTTGATCTCGGTAGTTTATATCCACAATATTCACTATTCTCTGAAGTGAGTGAAACAGTTGTTCTGACCGGTGATGGTGCTGATGAAGCTTTTGGTGGATACAGACGCATGCTGGAATATGACTCACAACTATCTGATATTTTTGATGAATTACCTTTTTATCATAATATCCGAATTGACCGCATGTCAATGATACATACTAAAGAGTGTAGAAGTCCTTTTATGAGTCTACCGGTTATCGAATATGCTATGAGCTTGCCGTACAGTGACCGTGTGAATAAGAAGCATTTACGTGAGAGGTATGATCACATTCTACCTGATCGAATTGTTAATCGACCAAAAGAGCCTTTGAAAACTGACACTATCAGATCAAAAAATGGCGTTCAATATCGTAAGCAGCTAGTTGATAAATGGCTTGAAGGGATTAAGTCATGAGTAAAATTAATTCTGTAATGATGAGGACAGCTCACAATTTCGCTTCACTATCATCAGCCAATCGTAAAAAGGTTGGTGCTGTACTTAGTAATAATGGTCGGATCGTAGCCTGTGGTTATAATGGGACTATACCTGGAGCTGATAATAAGTGTGAAATAGTCTGCCAAGATTGTGATGGGTATAAACTTAGTGGTAAACCTAAATGGCAAGATAATCAATATATTGAGTCTACCTGTAAACGTTGTGGTGGTCAGGGTGAAGTTACAAGTGAGTTCGTATTACATGCTGAACAGAATATATTAACCTTCTGTAATCGTGAAGGTTTAAAAACTGACGGTTGTACACTATATGTAACCATGGCACCTTGCAAGACTTGTTCAAAGTTGATCGTGTCTGCAGGTATAAAAGAAGTTTTTTACGATGAAGAATATCGTGATTTAAGTGGGGTTCAATTTCTAAAAGATATTGGATTAAAAGTAGAACAAATAAAAGGAAATTGAAATGAAAAAATATACTAATGATGAGTTACAGGTATTGACTAGCCAATGGGGTCATGATAGAAAAATAACTATCAATGGAAAGATACCTACACAAACGATTAAATTTGGTGAAGAAATGGCGGAATTATTCGAAGCCGAAACTCCTGACGATGTAAAAGACGCTATCGGTGACATGATTGTAGTGATCTCGATGATTTGTGATCTTAATGGTACTGCTATTATGGAAATTAATAGAATTGAAGAACTTTATACATCTAGACCATATAACCAAGAAGCCAATCTAGTTGTCATGTATGGTAAACTTTGTAAATCAGTAGTTCGTGAAGATGATCAATTAAATAATATTCTGGCCAATATATTACACGCTTTAGATGATATTTGCTCCGAAAAAGATTTAGATCTAAATGGGTGTTGGAACCTGGCTTATGATGAAATCAAAGATCGTACAGGTACACTTCTTGAAAATGGTAATTTTGTAAAAGATGAAGATCTTGGTAATTAAGCCTTATATCAATCCATACTATTTAACCGTTATCGACGATATGATAAATATACTCGATAACAGTGAACCAGGTAAACGCCGATGGACTCATGATGAGGTCACCGGTTTACCAAACTACTCGGCAACCACCAGGAGTACATTTCCCGATTGGTCCAAATTCTTTTATGTCAAAACTCCAAAAGATAGATATATTGATTACTGTATAGTAAATGGGCCTAAGCCGCACGATCACGGTTATTTCAATGGTAATACTAAAGAGCTCAAAAGAATACTTAATAACTCAAAAGATGGTGTATTATCAAATTATGATCGTATACAAAAAGCCTGGGAGATTGCCGTATCTGGATTTTTAGATGATCTTGCTGATTTTGAGGAACTTCATGGTGAAAGATATTACCCTGATGAGGTCTATGAAGATTTTCCTTTTTAACTATATATTAATGTCAATCTAATGTGTATGAATATATACTGATCCTATCAAAACATAAAAGGATAAAAAGTATGAAAGATAAAAAAGTTGATAATCTACCTAAAGCCATAAATCTGGCTGATTATGATAATCTTAAGAGTGTTGAAATATCACTTGATGATTTAAAGCCCCTTAGAAGCCATATAATCTCACTTGAGGATCTTATTAAGAGTGAACAGAAAAGACACGTAATAGCTATATCAAAGTTACAATTAGAGCTATTAGAAAAACCTATTAAATTAAATATTTATTGCTAAAGGATAAGTCATGGAAAAAATTACACTGAGAATAACTAACCAGAAAAACGGATTAAGTAAATCGATCAATGCCACAAGCTATACGATGATTGATCTGGAGAAAACTTTTAAGGCTTATGAGCCTGCAGGATTTTTGATTAAGATCATAAGATCTTAATCAAATGCTATATAAGTGATCCACCATATACATATCTACAAGCAAACGGGTATCTCTCTCCACTAGGTAGAACTGTGTCTACACCTTGAATAGGACAATAGTAATATTTTATATAATTTGCATTATCCCATAACTGCTGATTCCTTTGAGATTTACCTTCTTCAAAGAATTGCGGCAATATCGCAATATGTTGATTATTAGCACCGGCTTGAATTAATGGAGACCATTCTTTACCAAAGGAATAAAAACTCTCAGTAGGTGTTGCTGGATTAAATGTTGTAGCATTACTTAAATATAGATCTCTATCTGTAGAATGCATGCCTGTATATAAAGTTTTAATAGTCAAATTTGCAACACTAGCTTCATAATACCCCCTAACATCGACGGCGCCGTCTAAGCCAAAATCAGTAAGCAATCTAATACTCGCATCAACATTTGCCTTTAAAGTACCTGTATATCTCAGTGTAATATTTTTACAAGTAAGAATATCTCCAACTGCAATAGCATTACTTGCCGTTGTTGCACTTGTTTCTATGCCTATCTTTTTAATAACCTTAGGTGCTACAATTTGTAATAACATTTCACTTGCTACATCTCCTCCATGATAACTGCCGACAAAAGTTCCACTTCCGTCTATCATGACGGTGTCAATACTAGCACCGGTACCGCTATATAAAACTGGTGTAAACACACCCAAGATAAGAGTATCGTAAAAACCGGCGCTCGGGTTGCTAGTTGTTGGTAAATCACCCACCTCATAGAAGTTAGCTCCGAATACATAACAAAACCCTGACGCACCTGTATTAGAAATATTAATCACATTGTTTACATTTTTATCTAAATCAATGGAAATTAGTCTTAAATGATTTCCGGATACTAATTCTTTAGGAGCTATTGCTGGAACAGTAACACCGTTTATTGTAACTACTATACTATCCGTTGAACCGGTTGAAGTTAGAAACAATAAGTTACCTTTTGTAGAAACGTTACCGTTAACCGTAAAAGTAATATCATCTCCAATTGGGACACTGTATGCAAAATCATCAGTATTTCCATCAGGAGCCCAGGCATTGTCTATAGGGGATAAGTAGCTTGATAGCCGTAGATCTGATGTAGTAACACCTGCTGATTGAGCAGTAGGCACTCTAGTTATAGCAAACCCACCTGTATGCACATAAGAATTTACCACCCTGAGTCTATCCCATGTCACCCCTGCATCATTTACCCCTGATCCACCTACACCATTAACTAAATCAAAACGAGCAATTTTACCCGATGTAGTTAGACTAATGATAGAATAACATTCACTAAAAGGACTCGTTACTGCATTATCTGTCTGTGCTCTTTTTACTATAAGCTTTTCATAAGCTCTCCCAATATCATATTCCCAAGCTTCTCCGTCTCTAACGATAGTTGCAGTTTTATATACTTTATCTAAAGTACCATTAGTAATAAATGCTCCAGAATAAGTGGTGCCGTTTCCTATTAGTTTTTTACCGCCTAAATCTATGTTCGACGTAATTGTTACCTCTTTTTGAGAAACAGTTATATTTGACGCACCAGATCTAACCGCAGCACCTAGAGCTGTTGCGACATTCTCATTTTCTACACCTGTAGATCCAACCTGCTTAATATCAATAGTATTATTTATAGGTAATACAACGGCTATATTCCCATTATTTAAAGTGATAGCATGTCTCTCATCTATTGTTCCACCGTATGAACTAAGTACCCTATAAGTAGCACCTCCTCCATCTGAAACGGCTGAAAAACCCCTTGTTTTAACCGTTGATCCAGCTGGTAAATCAACACTAATCATGCTAGTTTTAGTATCAATTATACGGATTACTTCATCGTTTAGATATTTTATCCATTTATATACTAAGTTTTGCCACCAGTTAAATGATTGAAATGGGGGCTTTTCAGGAATACCCGCAGGAGCTAACCAGCCCTCATCTTTATGTTGTTGATCAACCTCTACGATATTAACTTCGTTTTTATCCCATTCGGGAATAGTATTTGGAATAGCCATGTTTTTCTCCTTTTAAATAGTGGTAGCGAAATTGCCACCAAGTTCCGTATTATTAATATCTGTAAATCCTTTTGCATCGGGATCACTAAAAAAACCAAAACCATCAAAGGCATCTATTGATATGTATTCAATATACCCCAATCCGATTAGGGTCGGTAATAAGTCTAATAGTTCTATTTCTGAAGCATCTAGGACCTTTTCAATCGTGTATTGTGGAAATAAATTTATATTTAGAGTATATCTAACCCTAGCACCGTCCAACATAAATGATAACATCTTAATTGTTTCTTCAACCGTAGATGACGAGCCATTAATAATTGCCTTAGCCCTTAACAATTTACGATATACCTCGTCATTAGCAATTTGAGTTGTTGCATCATAATCTACAAAATTTCCACCAATTGTAGGATTATTAATATCACCAAATGACCTTGATGTAGGATCTGCAAAAAATCCAAATTTACCTAAAACATCGACCGGCAGTAATGGTCTAGGTAAACCTAATATCTCGCCTAACCCATCTAGTTGGCTACATATCGCATTATCTAATAAGCGGTTAT